TACTCTCGTTGACGCCCAACATCTGCGAGACCTCCCTGATGGAGTAATATAGCTTGGCGGGTTTGTTCTGGTTCAGTGCCATCTTGGTAATCTTTTATTCTCTTTGCAAAGTTAAGAAAAAAGCTTGTAAAAGCGAAGCGATTTTGGAAGATTAACGCAATTCGGCCTGAAATAAAGGCAAGACGGGGAAGAATGAAGAAGTTCAATTTGGGTTAAAAAGCAAATTAGGGAGGATTGGTGAAGGAGTTAGGTTGCCAAATCGTAACCCGTTCTTATTCCGCAAACTGCTACATTTTGCATAGTGATGGATGCCAAAAGAAATAGTAGTTTTGCAGCCAAAATTAAAAAAGGAGTAAGAAACATGAGAAGTACTTTTAACATTCTGTTCTATGTGAACAAGAGTAAGGAGAAGAACGGTATGGTGCCTGTGATGGGCAGGGTGACGATTAACGGCACCCAGAGCCAGTTCAGTTGTAAGAAGACAATCCCGCTTGACATGTGGGACGTGAAGGGCAATTGTGCCAAAGGCCGTAGCAAGGAGGCTTTGCAGATCAACCGCGAACTGAATAACATCAAGGCACAGATTATCAAACATTATCAGCATCTTTCTGACCGTGAGGCTTTCGTGACGGCAGAGATGGTGCGCAACTCCTATCAGGGCTTCGGTAGCGAATACGAGACTTTGCTGAGTGCTTTCGACAAGGACATTGCCAACCAGAAGAAGCGTGTGGGCAAGGACAGGGCTGCAAGCACACTTTGGGCTATGGAGCGGTCAAGAAAGGATGTGGCAGAGTTCATTCAGTCGCACTACCGCCGTACAGATATGTCGATGCTGGAACTGACGCCAGAGTTCATCAAAGACTTTGCCGCCTACCTCAGTACAGACCGTGGACTGGCCAACGGTACTATCTGGCAAAGATGCATGTGGCTGAAAGGTGTCGTGATGAGAGCACACTACAACGGCAAGATTCCCCGCAACCCATTTGCCCAGTTCCACATCAGCCCTAACTGCAAGGAAAGGGAGTTCCTGACCGAAGAAGAACTGAAGGCTGTCGTAACCCATGAGTTCGAGGACGATAATCTGGCCTTCGTTCGTGATATTTTTGTATTCGTGTGCTTCACCGCCCTCTCGTTCATCGACGTGAAGAACCTGACCACGGACAACATAGTGGACATCAACGGCGACAAGTGGATTATCAGCAAGCGACACAAGACCAATATCCCCTTCCAAGTGAAGCTGATGGACGTACCCTTGCAGATTATCGACCGCTACAAACACCTACAGGAAGACAAACTAGTGTTCGGCAAGATGAACTACTGGTCGATGTGCAAGAAGCTAAAAACGGTGATGATAGCCTGTGGCATAGAGAAAGCCATCTCCTATCATTGTGGACGGCACTCGTTCGCCACCTTGGCGCTTTCAAAAGGAATGCCTATTGAGAGCGTGAGCCGAGTATTGGGACACACCAATATCGTGACCACCCAGATTTACGCCCGCATCACAAGCCAGAAACTTGACAACGATCTGACGATGCTCGGCAATAAACTCAACGCATCATTCAAGAATATAAAGAGAACATAACTACTAACGGCGCATTAAAACTTCAGAGCAGAAAGACGAATGATTAGGGAAGTCTGTCATCCGTCTTTCTGCGTTATAATCCCTCAGCACACGAACCACTAACGGCTCTTTCTTTTCCCCTATCGTTTATATGCAGGATGATAGCAACTTTCCAGAACTTTCTCCAAATCACTCTCACGATAGAGCACCTTACCACCTAATAACATATAGGGTAGCAAGCCTTCATTGCGATATTCCTGTAAAGTTCGTCTGCTGACTTTCAGAATGCTGGCCACCTCTCTGTCCGTCAAATAACGTTCACCATCAAGCAACGGGCGATAGCAGCCTATCACATTCTTGTATAGGGCAAGCACCTCCTTCATATTCTCCAGTACGTTCTTCACTCCAACGTTATGAGGCATTATCAGTTCGTTCATAGGCAATTCGTTTTGATATTACACATTTTAGTGTTTTTGCCTCTTCCATCCACGATATACAGAATTCTCTCCACATCCTTAGGCTTATAGTACACCTTACGGTTGATTTGAGAATAGGCCAACGTTCCGTTGTCACGAAGCGTTTGTAAAGTTCTTGGACTGATGTTCAGCATTTGGCATACATCTTGGTTGTCAAGCCAATCACCCAACCCTTTGTCTGTGCCTCTATCTGCCAATGCTCTCATCTGTGCTACGAAGCTATTGAAGCTCGTCAGCAGTTCCTCGTAGGTACTGCGCTCAATTGATATAACTTCC